AAGACTCCCCGTAGAACTTGTCACCCTGCATCCCCTTGAAGTTGATGCGGTCGGTGTAGAACTGGTAGGTGAAGCCCATGAACTTCAGCTTCTCGAAGTAACCCTCCTTGATCAACCCAGCCAAGAGTTCACTCGGGGTGTCGAACGTCTTTGCCTTCGAAGCCTTGAGTGACTCAAGCTTTCCCTTCAGATCAGACTTGAGATCCTTGAAGTAACGCCCAGCCAAGTTTTCATACGTGTCATACTTTCCAGGAGCGATCGCGACTCTGTTACCGGTCGGCCACGGTTGCATTCCCTTGCGGCTCTTAGCACGTTCTCCAGAAGTTGCAAGACGCTTCTCGTCGATCGTCACGATCAGAGTCTTCAGCTCTTTCTTGTTCTTCTTCGCAGCTTCAAACACGAACTTCATGATCGTCTTGAGCTTCCCGATCACGTCGGTAGTTCCACCCATTGTCGTTCTGCCCGCTTCAAATCCAGTAGTCTCGGTGTGAGTGTACATCGTACCGTTGCGATTTCTCGAAGATTTCTCGATGACTCCACCGGCTGCCTTGTTGAACTCATCCTTTCCCATGATCTTCTCGAAGTAAGATGGGTTGAGGATGAACGAGTAGGTTGCCTTGGTACTGCTTCTAAAGCTAGTAGTTGCTCCTGTTGCCTTGATCACGGCAAAGATCTGTTCGCCGTCATACTCAAGAACGATCGCTTTGTTCTTTGCTGTATCGAGGTGAGCCCAGGCCGCGTTTTGATTCGCGTCTTTTGATTCCTCGATGCTGGAGTTTTGACCAAGACCACCGCGAACCTTCGCTGCTTTCTTAGCTTCTTCTCCCCAGGTGCTCTTCGGCTTGAGGAAGATCTTGAAGAGCTTCTTGTCGATCTTGTTGAGGTTACCAAGGTCTTCGAAGAGGCTTTGATAGCTCTCTTCCAGGAGATCTTGTTCGGTGTCGTGAAGGTTTAAAAGTTCTTGCAAGAGGTCCATGAAATTGCTCCGATGGTGTAGTTGTTTGCAGTATTTATCAAAGATTTGTGATTGAGTTCAACTTTCTCTTTCAAGAAGCATAAATAGACTAGAGATTATACTAGGAGCAACACCATGGCAGCAGGCGTTCCAGATGCAAAGCAACAACTTTGGATAGACGGTCAAGCGATCACTCTTGACTTCACTCGAACCACCGCGGTTGCGCCGGGTTCTTTCGTCAACGGTACTACCTACACCATCACCTCGGTGGGGACTACTGACTACACGTTGATCGGAGCTCCCAACAATACTTACGGGTTGACGTTCACTGCAAGCTTCTCTGGTGCAGACCCTACCTCAGGAACAGGTACTGCTACTACCGCTGCTACAGGCACGGCAGGTACCTGCGGAACCTTGACCTGGACCTTCCCGAAGAACCCAACCACTGGTTCTGTCGCGATCACCGTCTATGACGGCGTCCTCATCACCTCCTCGATCAAGGAGACGAACATCTCCAACTACCCGACTGACACGGTCAGGTACGTAGCTTCTCCGAACCTCGGTGACGGTAGCATCACGACGCTTGACATGAACTCGATCAACCGAGGTCAGAACTACGTTGACGGTACCTACAACGGAGTCCCTCTCGTCGGGGGATCAGGAACCGGAGCTACCGCGAACGTGACCGTTCTCTACGGCATCGTGACGGGCATCACTCTCGTTGCTCCTGGACAAAACTACGGCAACGGTGACCTCTTGACCTTCGGTGACAACAACGGAGTTCCGATCGTCCTTGACGGAACTGGCTTCAGCATCAACGTCAAGCTTGCCAGCGTTGACCTCATCGGAAATGCTCAGGTAGTAGGAGCTTTCTACAACGACAAGGTTACCACCTCTCTCTTCCTCACCGGGTTGGTGCCTGACGTTGCCTACTACTTCTCTGCTCACGCTGTCACGAACGTCTATACTTACTACACCTTCGGGGTTCAGTCTTACACTCAATCTCAAGCAGCTGCTAACGGAACCTATGCGGGTGACATGGCGAAGAGCTACGGTCCTCCAGCAAACCCAACCCCCGGTCAAGTCTACTTTGATGAAGCTCAGAAGCTCGTCTTCGTGTGGGACCAGATCTCTGGAAGTTGGGAACCTACTTCACCGTCGAACATCCTCTCGAACAACTTTGACCCGATTCCAGGCCAAGTAGGTCTGCCTGTAGGCTACCCTACCCTCGGTGACTTCTTCTACAACACTACCCAACGCTCTTTGAAGTGCTGGGACGGAGCTAACTGGGAACCGGTCAACCAGAACCCAGGCGTACCGATGTACGAGAAGCAGAACGTCGGGACCGACCTCTCGTACGGCCCTCGTCAGAAGATGATCGAGTCGATCAAGATGCAACTGGGCTACCCGGTCGTCTGCGTTGAGCTCGTCGAGAACCACTACAACATCGCGATCGACAATGCTCTTCAAGAGCTGCGTCACCGCACCGACTCCGCATACAACAAGCAGTACTTCTTCCTCCAGATCCAGCAGTTCCAAGACATCTACTACCTCAATAACCCGGCAGCCGGTACTGACAAGATCGTTGACGTGTTGAAGATCCACCGTCTGAACATGCTGGGCTTGGTAAACTTTGCACCTGACAACATCTACGCGCAGCAGTTCTTGAACCAGTTCTATGCTCCGGGCGTCTCGTATGACCTCGTGTCGATCCACTTGATCTCAGCGATGTCGGAGACCTTCGAGCTGCTGTTCGCAGGATCGGTTGCCTTCAACTGGAGAGAAGCTCGCCGTGAGATGCAGATCTACCGCAAGTTCGGTACTCCGGAGAAGGTTCTCATCGAGACTAGCTGTGAGAAGCCAGAACAAGAACTGCTGCAAGATCGCTGGACCCAACAGTGGATTCAGCAGTGGGCAAGAAGTGCTTGTATGATGATGCTGGCACAGATTCGCGGTAAGTACGCAAACCTCCCTGGGCCAGGCGGCGGCATCACGATGAACGCCGGCGAGCTGATGTCTGAGGGACAACGTCTTCAAGAAGATTGCTTGCGTCAGATTCAAGATTTCGAGGTCGGTCAAAACGGCTCTGATAACAGCTATCTCCCATTCATGGTCGGTTAGAGTTAAAAATCAATCACTTATGAAACCTACTTATCTCTATATCAAACAGCATTCCGTTACTGGAAAGTGCTATTTTGGAAAGACTACAAGATCAGATCCAGAACACTATCTTGGATCTGGTGTATACTGGCTTCGTCATGTTAGAAAACATGGTAAAGAACATGTAGTGACACTTTGGTACAAACTGTTCACCGATCAAGCTGAGTGTACTCGAGTTGCTCTGCTCTTTTCAGAACAACAAGACATCGTAAAATCAGATCTTTGGTTGAACTTGAACCCAGAGAATGGATTAGATGGAAGATCAATTGGCTATCATCACTCTGAAGAAACATTAAAGAAGATGTCTAAACCAAAGACACCAGAACATTGCAAAAATCTCTCTATAGCTGGAACTGGAAAGAAACTTCCTCCTGAAGTCTGTGCAAAGATGTCAATATCTAGGACAGGTAAGACGAGAGATTTTACTGATACTCATTGCGAAAATTTATCAAAAGCTGCTAAAAACCGTACTTCTGAGTGGAATGAAAAACAATCTTTAGCTCAAAAGGGTAAGAAACATTCTTTGATAACTTGTCCTCATTGTCTCAAAACTGGTGGTTCTGGTGGCATGAAAGTACATCATTTTGATCACTGCAAGGCTAGAACATAATGGCTACTCCTCCAAACCCAGACTGCAGAGTTAATGACACGACGCAGCCTCCCGTCAACAAGTTTTCAAATGACGGGACGGTCACGAACACCAACGTCCAGAACGGCACGTACGTAGCGCCTGTCTACCCGAAGGGAACGTTTGACCTGTCTACCTCGGCCTGTGCTGAGAAGGACTCAAACTACATGGCTAGCTTGATGTCAGAGTCTCTGAACATCGCAGCTGGACCTGTCAACATCTTCCCGATGCTGGGAATCCACAACCAAGGTTCGACGATCGACCAGCCCGGTGCTGGTAACCCGATCTCAGGCGGAACTGCAGGTGGATACAACACCACGAACGCCTTCACCGCAGACACTCAAGCTGCCTGGAGATCGGTTCAGACCGGTCTAGCAGTTACCGTGACCACGAACCCAGCCTACCTCGGGTATGACTTCGGCACGAAGAAAGCTTGGGACGGTACTCAAGAACGCTACTTCCCTAGTTCTCCCGTAAGACTTCAAGTATCTACCCTGAAGATCAAGCAGAGCGCAGATCCTCAGAAGAGAGCTCTTCAGGTTCGAGTAGAAGCTTGTGACGACGGGCTTGCCTGGAAGCGAGTTGACGTCATCAACCTCCAGAACACCGACCAACTGGTAACCGTGGGAGTTCGCTCTACCGCGCCTTACAGGTACTGGCGTCTAGTGCCTACCTTCTTCGCGGGGGTCTCAGCAAACAATCCTTGGGAGATCCTCGAGATTCACCTTCTTGAAGCTTCTCAGATCTCTCTGGACAACATCGAGGACTTCGAGCTGCTCGAGAACAGAGCAAGAGCTTACTGCCACTCATCGACGATGTTGAAGTGCACGTATGACCTTCTCGACGTTCAGTCAGAGCTGGCAAAGTTCGGCATCAACTTACCGCAGACCTA